CGCCTAGCTCTTTGAATAGATCAGCTTGTTCTTTTTGACCATCAGCAGCAGCGCCTAATGTCGTCGAAAAACGATCCCACATCTGCGCGGCGTTATCAGCATCTTTGCCGGCCTGAACCATTGCGCCTTGAAGCGCTAAGACCTCCTCGATTGCTAACCCCGAGCCTTCAGCAAAATCGTTAACCGCGTCTGCGGCTTTGAAAAACGAAGTGGCAAATGCTCCAGCGGCGGCGGCAGCAAGTAACATTGGGCTTCGTAGAGCGCCCATCGCAGTGCCAAGCAAATTGACACTGACTTGCATTTCGCGGGTTTTGGCTTTAGCCCTGTCGATCTCTTGAACGAACTTTGCGCTCTCAAGACCTAGTGCGACCTGAAGGGCTGCGATTAGCTTACCGGCCATTGTTTCCCCCTAAGATGTCTAAAAACTCTGACTTGAACCCTGGCAGACTTGTGAACGCCAGGAAGTCTTGCTCTTGTCTTGTCATGTAATTTGGAGGGATGAAATACTCCTCCAGATGCGGGAAAAACTCTCGACTCTTGATTGGGTTTTTAGACAGCGCGTTATAAACAATTGCCATCAGATGCGAGATCAACATCAAGTTTTGTCTCGCGCCAATCATGCCATCGCGGTACATCAATTCTAACTCTCGCGTGGTCACTACATCAAGGCTTTCTATAACCTCGGGAGACTGACCGTTAAAGATCATCGTTGCCCGAATCTGCCGATATAGTGACCGCTTCAGTTTTTTTCGACTTCCTTGTAGTCTGGGTTTACTGCTTTTTCGATCAACTCGGTTAGATGCTTAATCTGGGCTGGAGAGAAGGCTTCGGAAATATCCTCGTAGGAAAGCGCAAAGAGCTCTTGCCCTTCCTCGAAACCGACTAAGTTAATAAGCGCAATCTCGCGCATGATCTCTTGGGCTTTGAACCGTGACGCTTCTTTTAGGCTTCGACCCTCGACCACAATATCATCGTCTTTACGCTCAACCTCTACAGTTTTATTGATCTTGTAGAGCTTCTCAAACGTATCGACTAGCTTTGTGTATTCTTGTTCTAGTAAAGCATCAGGAGGGTTTTTGATTTTTCCCTCAAGCTCTAGCATTTCCTTCCTGGTAGGAAGATAGACCTTTAGCGCATGACCGGCGAAATCAATGTCTGCGTATTTCTGTCTTTGGAACGAAGAACCAAACTTGTCTTGTAATCTCATTTTCTAACCTTTGCTCGTTGTTTTGCCGCCCAGAGATCCATGTGAGCGCTCATGAGAGACGCTAACCGATCAAGAGCAGAGCTTGCCATTGATTGAAAACTATTTCGTATGAACGGCCTAGCAGGAACCTCTGCCGTACCGAATTCTATAGCCTCGGCTGCCGGCCTGTACTCGCCCTTAGCATCCTTGTAGCCAACACCAACATCGACAAAGCCGAAAGCAATAGTGTCGCGGGTAAGATACTTTTTCTTTCTGTCTTTGCCTGTTGCAACCTTTGCGCCGTTACGAATCTTGAGTTGTAGTTTCCCAGTATCGACAGGAACTCTTGCGCGGATCGCCGCTTTTACGGGCTCCATCGCAGACTTAAGACCAGGAAGTAATGATCGTCTTGCTTTGGTCGTGCCGAACTCTTGAGCTAATTCTAAAAGCGAATCCTCAAACTCTCGGAAGCCCTTAACCTCAATCTTTCCCATTTGTCACGATCTTTTTGAAGATTAGATCGTTGAGACGAATCACATAATTTACAACTTCGTCCGGTGTCATATCTGACGCATGATGCTCTGCGATCTTGTGGCAAAGGCTAATGTTGATGAGCCTTTGTTGAGGATACCCAAACCAGTTCTTAGAACCGGTCTGGGCTTGCGTGACTAAGTAAGCCAGCAGATCATCACTCGCTCTTTGCATGAGCCCTCAAAACAGATAGACAAACGGCTTCGGCCCCGCCGGGGCTGGCTTCCTGTAAGGCGGCATCCACCTCTTGTAAGGTAAAGGGATGCCCTTTTGCCATTGCATGAAGGTCGCCCCTGAATTCCGCCATCAGCGCCACTAATTCATCAAGTGTTGTTTGACCAGCCATATTGATTGCCTCGCGGATGAATCGTAAAAGTGACCTGAGCCTCTGCGCCTGGAGCAGGATCAATTGTCCACTGACTGACGCGACCATTGAAAGCATAGTTAACAATATTCGTACCATCTGTCGCGGAAATTACAAACGTACGGTCAATCGTACCGTTGTAAGCATCTGCGCGAAGCAAAAGAAGGTTTGTGTCTGATGGGTTCCACGCTGCAACAACAGTCATTGAAGTTGGTGCAGACTGAACCGGGATCTTGTCAGATTGACGCGAGCCAGCAACCGAGAAGTTAGCAACCGCATCGTCTTGCCCAAATGCAGGAATCGCCTCGACTGGAACCAAGTTACCAGAGACAGCAATTGCTGAAGTCGAAGCGTAGACGCTAAGGTTTGCGGTGGTTAAAACAGTGGGCGCAGCCCCCGGCTGGCAATATAGCGAGGCGCTGAAGCCGGGTAAAACTTTATTAGGAAGAGCCATTTTTCACCTCACGAAGGAATGTCTAAAGTCGAGTCTAAAACAATTTGATGTAATTTTGAATCGTTGTCGTATGAGTGGAAAAGCCAGTCAACGTCTACTTTTGCCACAAAAAATAAGCCGCCAAATGTTCCCTGATAGCCGTGGAGCGCATCGACAATCTGCTGCGCTTTCGAGTAACAGTTCGCCATTTGCTGAGCAAAGACTGTCGCTTGAAAGACAGGCCTATCTATACCCTTGACCGACTGCGGGCCTGTATAAACCGGCTGATGAACATCTCTGAGTTGCCAAGTAACAAACGTTGGCTCGGTTGCAAAGTTACGGTTAAACACAGCATAGACCGGCGTTGGCGTACAAACCGTCGTTAGCTGCGCCTGTATTGCCTGAGCATAGGTAACGGCTGAATTCTGGCCCATCAGACTGCAACCGTGGGTTCGTTACGGTAACAAGTAAACGTTACCCACTGCCTGTCGTCATGCTCGTAAACCTCAGCGATCCTCCAAGACTTATCTCGGAAAGAAATGCTGTAAGCCTCTTGAGCGTCTGAGATCGTACGCATATTAGGCGTGTAGTTCACAGTAAACTCAATCATGTTGTCGTATTGCCGAAACCTCTCAAGCGTCCGAATGCGGTTATGCACAGACTTCGTTCTCGCTCGCGTCTGAAACCATGCAGTCTCTGTCGTTGTTTGCTCGCCAAGATTGGTAAGCCCAAACGTCAGATTGTTAATGGTGATTTGATCGACGCGTAAAACCATCACATCACCAAAGTTTTGTATGGCCGCAACAACTGGTCAATTGCCCACGGAAGCTGATACTGCTTAGCCTCAGAGATTGCCGAGCGGTTGTTGTAGAAATGCGTGAGAAGCATGAGACCAGCTTGTTTAACCGCAGGATACTGACCAATAACACTGCCTTGTAGCGTGTACTGACAAAGCATTGGCGCGGTCATGTAAGTGTTGATGTTGTTGGGAACCTCGAACAAAACCAGCTTGTTGCCTGTTGGGTCAAAGTAATAATTTGAGCTTGTGATTGTCGTAAGAACTGGAGGGTTAAGATCGTTGTAATACTTAACCGAATTAATTGTTACGCCGCTTTGCGAAACCTCGGGGAAATCTAAAGAAACTGGAGCCGCCATTAAGCCCGAGATCATGTAGCCAACTTCATAAGTCACATTGCAAATCGGAAAGCCTAAGTAATCCTCAATAGCCATGCGCGTAGCCAGCTCAAGCGATTCTAGATAAGCGTCTTGGGACTCATCTGCAAAAAGATTGAGCTGATTGGTGATTTCGTCGAGCGTGAGCCATTGCGTAACAATGTCACGGTTTGATTGCACTACCTTCTGGTAGTTGAACGGGTTTCTAGAACCCGCTCCGAAATTACCTTGTAGCTGACTTGGCATGTTAGGTTCCGATCAAACGAACACCGGCGGTTACATCACGCACAGTCGAAACCAAACGCTTCTCCGCGTAGATCGTGATTGTCCCAGGCTGCGTTTGCTCCATGCGTTGAAGCGTCATTTCTGAATAGTCAACGATCCACATAAACCGGGGCCAGTTGGCTAGGTAAATGGGAGAAGCGCCGATAGCGGGAGAATCCAAGTACGGATTAGCAATAACCGGCCATCCCATGATGTTTACAGCGGGGCCTTCGCCTTCCTCGCCAACCTCAACAAGCGCGTAAGAATTGCCGCCGTGCGTGTATTTCCTAAGCGTCTGGATCGCCGTGGGGTGCATCATCCACGCCGTTCCTGGCATCTTCCAAAACTGCCCAGGAAGAGCGTTAGCTACATCCACAAGGCTTTCCCATTCAATCCCGCCAGCATGAGAATAGCCCACTGTGTTGAGCGTATGGATGCCGTTAGTAATGGCTGTCCCCGAACTGCCATAAGCCGCCGTAGAACCCGCCGTTCCTGCGTACATCTTAAGACCACGCAGACCATTAGTTGCGCCTGTACTTGTCGTTGTCGATCCTGCTTGATCGTTATTAATTGCCATTGACGCGGCTTCGATCTGGCTAAATTCCATTGCAAGATCTTCGGCAAGCGCAGCATCTAACCCGTTAATATCATCCATCGCCGCTGCGCGGATAGGCATCTGAGCTGAAATAACGCGCATTGGAAGCTGCCAAATGCTCGTAGCGATATTGGGCGAGCCTGAGTTAGCGTTAACCGTGTAACCCCAAGGGTTTGTAGAGTTTGCAGCGTTACCAGTCTTAACCGTAAACTGAATATCTGAATCTGAGGTCATGGTCTGGTTAGCGTAAACCCGGAAAGGGTTCCAGTAACGCAGACTTGCAAAGACATCTTCGTTATAGACGCGGCCACCAACGCCGGAGCCCGAGCCCGTAAGGGCTGAGGCTTCAGCGAGGTTCACCTTGGCTTTGCCCTCGTGGAGAGCCTGCTTAAGCCCTTCTAAAATAACCTGTTTCATAGTCTCTCCATAGAGGGAGAGGGCTTTCGCCCTCTTGAATTAAGCCGCAGTGCCAGTGGAACGGTAACGTACGCCAGCGTTGGGATCGCGCACAGAAGTTGCTGCGCGAGTCTCGCCGTAGAACGTGATGCTTCCAGGCAAAGTCTGGTCGTAGCGACGCAGAACCATGCTCAGACGCATAACGATGGTGTGGAACTGCTGGAAGTCAGCAAAGTACATTGGGTAGTAAGACGTTGTACCCGCTGCGCCGGTTGTTGGTTGAGAAGGATTGTCAACGTACTTGTTAACAACCACATCAAACCCAAGCAATTTACCAACAATGCCATCATCACGGCTAAGACCGTCGATGTAGACCGGACGCTTCTGATCGTCAGTCAAACCACGGATGCCCTGCAACAAGATTGGGTTAATCATGAATCTTGCTGTCGGGGTCCAATATTGCTGCGGCAAGCTGTAGATGAAGTTAACAACGTCTTTGTATGCGATGTTGTTAGCGCCAACAGTGTTTGCGTTGGTGGTTAACTGGTCATACGTTGCAAGGTTATGCAGACCGTTGGTGGTTGCGGTTCCCGAGGTTCCGAAAGAAGCCGTGGAAACTGTGCCGCCCGTGTAGGTCGCATTTGCGCCCGCGTACTGGTCTAAGCCGCGCAAACCATCAGCGCCGCCAGTCGATACCGAGGTTCCAGTTCCCGATTGATCGTTGTTCTGGATCATCGAGGTTGCCATTGCCTGCTGGAATTCCATCAGCATGTCGTCAACAACGTTGGGCTCAAGACCATCAATGTCATCAAGCGCAGCAGTACGGATTGGGAACTGTGCGTTCAAGTCTTTGAGGATCACCTGCCAGATCGACGTTGCTTCAGTCGTGGATGCGCCGTTATTTTGCACCGTATAGCCCCACTGAGCGCCAGCATTGCCGGTCTTTACGCGGAACTGGTAAGCCGAACCGTCAGTTGCGACGATGCGGGAAAGATCCATCATCGGATTTCCAAGACGCTTAGCGGCAAAGACAGGATCATAAGCGGTACGGCCACCAACATCGTAACCAGAACCTGTAAGCGCAGATGCTTCACGAATGTATCCGTCGAACTGATCGACCGATTCAAAGATCTTTACTTCGCGCTCAACCTGATTACCGCCCTTCATGTACTCTTTAAGCACATCACGGAAGCGACGATTAGCCTCACCACGGATCGTCTTGTGGATGGGGCGAATGATTGAGGGAGCAGCAATCTTTGCCTCAAGAGCAGCAAGTTTTTGCTCAGTTTCTGCTTTGACTGCTTGAACGGCTTCGGTAACTTGAGTTTTTACAGCCTCAGCGGTCTCAGCGAGTTTTGCAGCGTTAGATGCTTCGATTGCATCTAGTTTTTCAATGACTTTTTCAAGCATGATGATTTCCTTTATCGGGTTGCGATTGCCTTTAGCAGCTCACGGTATTGGAGCGCTTCCAGCAGTTTCACCGCTGCGTCCGACTCACTCGGATTAGCGGGTTGAGAAGTAGTCACGGCAGCATCACGCTGCTCTATGATCGACTTCAACAAGCCGGATGCAGCGGCTGCATCCTTTCGAGAAAGCCCAGCATCACGCAGAGCTTTTTCAATCGTTCTGGGGTTTGGTTTATCCCCCATCCAATATTCAAGTCTTGAGATCTCGGCTTTAGGATTATTAGGGTTCATCACAATCGAAACCTCAGCCAATCCGCCCTTCATGATCTGAAAGAAACTGTCAGGATCATCTGTAGGTTCACCGTTTTCATCGACCATTTGATATTCGTCGGCATAAGCGCCAACAGAGACACCGCCAACCATGCGCGGCGATTCCTTCATGATCGTGTACAGATCTGATCCTGCCGTGGTATTCAGGAAAAGTTTTCCAGTTCCGGTCATGCCCTCGTCCGTAATATCGAACTTTGACCACTCGCCCACGGGCATCATGTCTGAGCTATGCTGGAAGTACATGGGCAGCGGTCTGCCGGCTTCCATCCAGCCTTCATGCCACATCTCAAAAGCTGCCGG